TTTGGTACTCTCCTCGATCCTATCCTTGAACAGTTCTTGGATTCTCTCAGCACTCACCCCGGCCTTGCGGTAATCGGATATATCCCTCTCCAGTAGGGTGATCTCCCGACCCGCTTTCTTAGCCGCCTCTGCTTGATCATCGATGATGTCATTGACCCTCTGAACATTCGCTTGCAGATCAATGGTCCCATCACCCAGAGCAGCCAATTTCGCTGCCGCTCCTGCCGCTCCCTCACCCAACTGGACGATCCCTGTCGCCAAAGCCAGCGAGGAGATATTTGTATTGTCGAGCTGGACCTGAATCAACCTCAAGGCATCCGTGGCCTCCCTCAACTCAGGGGGAAGATTCTGGATCGTGATCCCCAGAGCATCGAACAGCCTTGCCGATCCATCTGCCTTGATTCCTGCCGATTCGATTTGGTCAGCGAAGGCCGCTGTAAATTCCGCTGCCGTGGTCCCGGCCTCCTTCGCCAGATTCCACTGATCGATCAAGGCCGAGAATGGCTGGAGAGATGCCTGTACCGCCTCCGCTGACCTCTCCTGCTCTTTCCTCAAATCCTCTGCGGCCTCTTTCAATTTGCCTGCCGCCACCGCCGCTGCCTGAGCCGCCTTCTCCTGCTCCTCCAGGGCTTTATTGCCCTCCCTCAACTCGAACTTTAGCTTGTCCAATTCCTGCTGGGTGGGAGCGATAATCCTTTGAAAATCTCCCATCCTCTCACCCACTGCATTGAGCGATTCCCTGAACTTATCGATGTCCTCGGTTTCCTGAAAGGTGGCGAAAATTTCTTTCAGCTCCTCCCCGAACTCAGGGGGAAATCTGACATCCTGGGCCTGCTTGGAGAGGGCATTAAATGCCTGTAAAACATTCTGCGTGCTTTCCGTGGCGATCTGGTCCAACTGCTGATCCACCAGAGTCAAATCGTGCAGAAATTTAACGGCAGAGACACCCTGAAAAATGACCACTGCTGCCAGAGTGACCACCCCGATAGCCACGGCGACAGATGCCAGGACAGGCAACAGCCCTGCCATCACTCCTCCAAAGGTCAATGCCCCTGTTCCCGCTACCGCCGCACCACCACCCACGGCTGCAAAGGCGATCACCAGACTCCCCACCCCTGAGACAATCGGCCCCAAGATGATCAAGATCGGACCAATGGCCGCTGCCAGGGCGAGCATGGCGACCACGGCTTTCTGACCTCCCGGACCCAACTTCCCGAACGCCGCTGCCGCTTCCCCGAACAGGCCCACAGCACTCCTGAGAGCTGGGAGGAGCGTGTCCTTGACCAATGGGATCAACTGCAATCCCAACTCTGCTGTGATCGATTGAAGTTCCACCAAGACCTGGCGAAATAGAAAGGCTGCTGTCTCCCTTGTCTCCTCGAATCCCTCTCGGAGAATCCCCTGACTGTTGGCGATATTCTCTGTGATCTTAATAAATTCTTCGCCCTGAGATCCGACAGTTGCCAAGATCCCAGACAAGGCCCGAACATTCGGGAAAACCTCGGCCACCTCGATCCCGAATTTATCCAACTCGGTCACCAGATCACCGAACGCCTGGGCAATTCCCTTCTCGGTAATATCCTGCCTTAACTGCTCAACACTTGATCCAATGGTATCGAGGGCCTGCTCAACTCCTTTGGTCGGCTTGACCAAGATTGCCAAGGCTCCCCTGAGAGATGTGACCGCCTCCTCTGCCTTGACCCCAACTCTTGTGAAGGTGGCTACAAAGGCCCCGACCTGCTCAAAGGTCACACCCACATTGGCGGCGATTCCAATCACCCGACCAAGAGAGCCGGCCAGATCCGAGGCCTCCAGATTCCCCTCCCGAACTGTGGCGACCAAGATCTCTGTGGCCCGCTCAGCATTGAGGGTTTCCACACCATAGGCATTGATTGCCGAGGTGACCGCCCTGGCGATCTCTGCCGTATCTCCCAGACCGATAGCAGATGCCTTGGCGGCATTCTCCAGAATCCTCATGGACTCCGCACCTCTCTGACCCGCAGAGGTGATTACAAACAGAGCCTTAGCCAATTCTCCAGGCCCAACGGCGACGGTTTTGGCAAGGGCCAGAACCTCTTTCCCCATCTCCTTGACCCTGTTCTTGCTGATCCCGACCAAGGTGGTAATCTTGGTCATCTCCCGCTCGAAGTCCACCCCCAATTTAACTGTCGCCGCTGCCGCCGCCACGATGGGCAGAGTTAGCCCAAGGGACAGGGTTCTCCCCGTACTTGATAGACCACTCCCGATGGTCTGGAGACTCCTCCCCAATTTTCTCTGCGCCCCTGCCAGATCGGTTTGAAACTTTCCAAAGTTCGCCCGAATATCTACAAAGGCTTCGCCAACTCTCCCAAAATCAGCCATCGATCTAATCCTTTTTGATGTTCAGATCCCTGGTCATTTCTTCCACCATCTTATCGAACTCGGCCTCGGTTTGCTGCTCTGATTTTTTAGGCTTAGATCTCCCCCGATTCTTAATCTTAGAAATGATGGTTCGAAGGTTGGGCATCCTCTTGGCCCTCTGCCAATTTGCCATGAGCCAGGCCGAGGTAACCTGCTGCTCCTGCAATAATTCCTGCCGAAACAGGAACCCATCGATCTCCTGAAATGTCTCTCGGAGATTGGACTCCCAGAAATGGTCCGGTGATATCTCACACCTCACAGCCCAATCACACAGCTTCTCCAGATAGGCCGACCAATCGGTTATTTTTTCTTTCGGGCCACTCTCTTTTTTTTTCCGTTCACCCGATCCTCAAGGGCAAGACCTGTGACCGATGGCAGGTAGGCTGTCAGAGCCTCTGCGATCACCCACTGGACCCCTGGCATCCCTCCACAATCTGTCATCACATCTCCTGCCTCATCGATTGTGATTGGATCGATTCGAGTAGTGAATTTTCTTCGATAGCCTTCCAGACCTGCGAACAGTAGGGCCAGGATCTCTCCCAGACCGATCTCCATGCTCAACTCATGCAACCTCGCTTCTCGATCCCTCTTTTTCTTGATCATCTGTGCCTCTGCTGCCTTGGTCACATGATCGAATAAGGCTGTGAATTTAACACCTGTCTCCCTCTCCATCATGGCGACAGAAACATGGGACAGATGCAATGGATAGTTCTTGGTCTTCCCCTTGAGGATAAATTCGGGTGGTGCCATTTAAGCACTCCTTTTCAGATTACGGGCTGACCAACACCCACGATCCAGACAATCGAAAGGACAGGGATACCAATCCCGCATCCTGATCAGGGAATGTCTCAGATCGAGTCTCGACAAATGCCGTGGCATCCTCGATATCAGAACCCTGGAATTGCCTCCGAATGGTGACGGACGTTCCATTTCTGGAGGCATCCTTGAGGGCCAAATAGCCCGCATCCCCATTGATAAAAAGCATATCCAAGGCCACTGTCTGGGTCAGCCGACCCATTAAAACCTCCTCGATTCTCCCCGTGTCTTTGGATGAGATATCGATGAGATTATTCGATTCGTCGAAGGTCACATCTCGCTGACCTGCGGCGACCACAAAACTAGGCGTGGAAACACCGACATCCACCAGAATGAGGACATCAGCTCCATTGATTCCGGACATAATTGCCCACCTTTCTATAGAACATTTATGGAAGGGGAAAAATTGAGAGATCCCGAATTGGAATCCCTATCCCTCCCGTTGATAAAACGGCCCAAGGTACAGTCGCCACCAAGCGGTTTCCCCTGGGCCTCATCGATCCAGACAGGCGTTTGGTCCCCCCTGAATCGAACTCAAGAAAATTGGTAAGTGAAATCCACGGTCACGATTCGAGCGGTTAGATCCTCTGTTGATGCCCCGACCCTCGGACCATTCACGATGGTCACCAGATTGGCGGCACCGATAGTCATCACCAATCGGTTAAAGAGATCTCGAACCCGATTAGCGATGTCCATCACCTCGACCTCGCTCCCCGTATCATCGGCCACGATCCAGATGTCTCTGGTTACTTCCCTCCCGATGATATCTTTCGTGTCGAATGGGAGGTTGGTGATATCCCCCCAACTCCAGATATAAGGCCGGGGAGCATCCGGGGGAACAGTCCTCCCAGTATGGACATTGATCCTCCCTCGATATTCAGGGAGAAGGGTCACCAACAGACTATCCCCCGCCATCGAATCATAAATTGCCTGGGTTGTTTCATCTGCCATTATGGATCTCTCGCAACACCCACCCCGATCTGTTTCCTGTTCTGGGCCATCACCACCCTCCAGTAAGGCCGGGGTCCTTGATTGATATTTCTCCCGAGTCGATCTGTCCCCACAAATCCGAACTCAAGACGGAGGGCATAAACGATATTGGTGAACACCCTGAGGGTGACCGAGAATGGCCCTCGCTTCACATCAAATTGGAAGCTCTCTCTCAGCTTTCCAGACCTCCTGTGAGGGGAAGATCCCACCTTTGAGGCCGGGGGAAAAGGGATCGCCACTTGGCTCCTCAACTCGCTCACCAGAAACTTGCCCACAGTTCCCAGATTG